AATTTAGTGCCTTTGTATGGTATAGGTGATGTTGTGTATCAAGCACCAGTAGAGCCTGATGATTCTACTGCCTTAAATAGGGCTATATATGGTTTTCGTAAGGGTAAAAGTATGCTTGGTAATTTATATACAGCAAGCCAAGCAGCATACAACACACCTGAATATCATAATGGCAAACTTATGCCTATATCTGAAAAGTTTAATCTTTCAGACGATCAATGGAACTCTATGCTTTACAGAGATAAAGTAAAGATGATTAGAGATGCTGAAGATTCAGAGCTAAGAGCTAAGTATCCTAAAGCAGCAGCAGCATTTGATCAAGGCAGAGCTGGTGTTGCTGGTAACTTAGCTGAATTTATTGCTATGCTTGGCATAGAAAGTGTTGTTGCTTTTCCTGCTAGTGTAACTAGAAGTGCAGTTGCTACTGGTTTAGCTAGTGGTGCTTTTGGTGCTGGTTATTCTGTATCAGAAGACTTAGGAAATGCTAGAGATATTGATTTTAGTCGTGCTGCTTTTGGCGCTACTGTTGGTGGTGTAGCTGGTGCTGGTATTGTTAAGGCTGGTCAGGCGTTAAGAAAAAGAAAAGAAAAACAAATAAAAGAATTTGAATACAAATATGATGAGCAAGTTTTAGATGATGCTAACTTAGCTGCTGCTATTGCTGTTGCACAAAAGATACCTAAAAATAAAATACCAGAGCTTGTTGAAAGTCAGTTTGGTCACACCCCTGAAGTTGTACAGGCTGCTAAACAACGTACTGGCAGAAAGGTTACAACACCAAAGACTACTGCTGAAGCTCAATTTATGGTTAGAGCAGCTAGAGATGCTGCTGAAGGTCAGTTTTCTAACAAGGGCAAAACCAGAAAATTAGCTGAAAGAATGTTCGTACCTATTTTAAGTAGGATAGAAAACATTTCTCCTGCTCTTGCTATGTCCTTGAATAAGTTAGAACTAAACAGACATACAAAACTGTTTAACTTTTTGTCTGGTGAGCGTGATAGAAAGGTTATTGCTAATGCAAAAAATATAGCACCAGAAAAAGTGCAAATTGGTGCTGGTGATTTCTTATCTTCAATAGGTAAACTTAGTAAGGATGATCAATACCTAGCTTTCTTACGAGCAAGGAAAGGTGACGAAGAAGGTTTACGAAGTCTTATCTCTAAGGTTGTAGGTAAAGAAGCAGCAGCAGAACAAGTTAGTCAAGTTAGAAGTGTTATCAACAAAGTAGGTGATGATTTAGTAAACATTGGCGTACTGAAATCTGAAGACAGATTACAAAACTATTTTCCTACTTTAGTTAAAGATGTTAATGGTTTGATGATGGCACTTGGCAAAGACAAACGTGTAGGGCAACAAAACCTTACTAATTATATCAACACGTTTGCTAGAGAAAGGGGGCTTGATAATATTGAACAAGTAGCTCCTGAAGCTGTAGCTGAGTTTTTGAATAAAGTAGCTACAGGACAGGTGAAAGGTATAAGAGGTGGTAAAATATCTTATACATCTGCCAGAACAATGGATGAAATACCTAAAGAATACTACAAGTATTATGCTACGCTTGAAGATTCTATATACGACTTTGTTACAAAAGGCGTAGACATGTCAGAGCAAGCTAAGTTTTTAGGACTACCTAATTTAATAAAAGCAAAAAATAAAACAGGGTTAGATATAGAAGATAAGATTGACGTAGCTGCTAGTTTAACTAGAAAATTAGACACAGAATTACCTGCGTTACCTTCTGATGCACAAGCTGAAATTGTTAGTATTCTTTCTTCTCGTTTTGGTAAGGGTCAAGAAACTCCTTCTGCTGTTGTTAAAATTTTACGAGATATAGGATACGCATTTACCCTAGCTAATCCATTTTCTGCACTAATCCAATTGTCTGACGTTGGTTTGTCTATGTGGATGAATGGTACTGTCAATACCTTAAGAGGTATAATGACTAAAAAGCAGTTTGATATGCTTGAGTTTGGTTTAGCAGACACAGTACAAGCTATTGCAGCAAACCCTAGAGACTTATCAAAGACTTTGAATACCTTTATGCGCGTATCTGGCTTCCAAAAGTTAGATAGAGTAGGTAAAAACATCTACATGAACGCTGCATGGCAGAGAGTACAGAAGCAAGTAAAAAGTAAAGAAGGTTTGGAGAAGCTAGCTAAAAAATATAAGACTGCTTATGGTGATGAATATGATAGTCTTATTTCTGCTGTAAAAGCAGGTAATACTGCTGATGAAAATGTAAGACTTTTAATGTGGCAAGAGCTTTCTGATGCTCAACCTATCTCGTTAAGTAAGACACCACAAACATCACTAAATAATCCTGATGGTCGAATATTTTATGCATTAAAAATGTTTGCACTTAATCAATTAAACTTAGTTGGTAGGCAAACATACAAAAAGATTAGGTCTAAGAACCCCGCTGAGCGTGCAGAAGGCTATAAAATGACAGCTATGCTGCTACCTACAGTAGCTTTTGCAGGTGCGTCAATAGCAGAAATAAGAAAGTGGTTAAAGAATGGCATGAGTGGTTTTGATGAAGAATCTTTTCCTGCTTCTATGGGTGAGCATATGCTTAAGATGGTAGGTGCTAGCTATTGGACTATAGAGCAAATACAAAAAGGTAATCTTGGTGGAGCTGCTGGTAGTTATCTTGGTATACCTGCATTTGGTGTTGGTGTTGATGCGTTTACTGGTGCAAAAGAAGCATTTAGTGAAGGTATAACTACAGACAATACATTTATAAGACGATTGCCTGTAGTAGGTAATCTTTTTGACGTAATATTTAACTCTCCTGACTCTGCATTAAGACAAGAAAAAATTAAACCTAGTTATTAACCTTCACATGCAATACATTCTCCACTGCTGCCTCGAACATTTGCCTCGCTACGAAGATAGTATAAAGATTTTATGTATTTATCTTTGAAAGCTAGCTTGTGTACTCGACTAATCTCTTGTTCTGATGTGTCACTAGGGAAGAATAAATTTATAGATTGTGCTTGACAAATATATTTTTGTCTTGCACTGGCTAAACGTATCAAAACTTCCTGATTTATCTCAAAGCTGGTCTTGAATACAGCCTTTTCCTTATCAGTCAACCAGCTCACTAATTGTACAGAACCATTGTCTTTGATAATCTCGTTTATAGTACTCTCTTGAAACACCCCCTTAGACTTCATCAGATGCACTAGGACAGGGTTTATCCTGTTGATCTCACCAGCAGGACTACCTTGCACAAATACGTTCTTATACACAGGCTCAATGCCTTGTGAGACACTGCCACAAACTAGTGCAGAACTGCTGTTTGGTGCTATAGCAAGTAGGTGTGTGTTGCGTACACCATGTCCTTTGCACCATTTAGGCTCACCCTTAATCTTAGCTAACCATTTACTAGCTTTGACAGCTTCTTCTTTAATGTTTTTGAAGATAAGTTGGTTTAGGTTATGTGCTTCAAAGGATTCAATGTCGATCATATTTTGCTGTAGGTAGGTGTGAAAGCCTAGTGCACCTAACCCTAGAGCACGACCTGACTCTGTAAATCTTACAGCATTTTCTAAACCTTTAATGCCTCTGCCTTGCTCGATAAATTCTTGAGCCACACAGTCTAAAAATACAATAGCATTTTGCACTGCATCAGTGTCCTTCCACTCATCATACTTAGATAGATTCATGCTAGACAGCACACAGGTAAAGGTATGAAACTCATCACTGTGTAGAGTTATCTCAGTACATAGATTGCTAGCCTTGACTTTTAGCCCATGCTCTGCATACATAGGTGGGTTAGCTTCGTTTACTTTATCTACGAAGAAGAAGTAACCTTTGCCAGTAACCATCTTAACTTTCATTGCTCGTTGATAACGAGATACAGCGTCACTGTCACCTTTATCTAACCTATCCATAAAATCATTACTTACAATCCAGCCAAGATTACAGTCATCAGGGTGATTAATTAAATGATCTGCTATTTCCCAGAAATCACCATGTTCTAGTTCAACATAACCTGACCATGCACCTCGTCTAGTGTTGCCTTGTGATACATCGCGAGATAATTGGACAAAGTCTCTAAGCACAGGCAATATCCCTGAAGCAAGTCCTCCTCCTGAGATTGGTGTTCCTCGCTCCCTAATTCCTCCAATGTAACTTGAAGTTCCAAAACCATTTTTTGAAAGGACAGCAACCTCTTTTTGTGATTCGTAAAATTCATATATACTATCTCCTACATAGTTACCACTACATGATACAGAGCAACCTCTATTGGTGCCCATGTTTGCCAAGACTGGTGTTGAACAAGCAACCCAGCCATTCCATAATAAACTAAAGAATGTTTTTTCCCAGTGTTCTGAGTTATCCATATGCTTTGCAGCAGTAGATGATATGCGTTTATATATAGAGCTTAGGTCAGGGTACTTATCAGTTACATATTTGTCTTTAAGTATTTGCCATGCTGCTGTAGTTACCCATAGGGGTAGCTTACCTTCTGACTGCAAGTGTTTACGTTCTTCGCCAAGTTCTTCGTATATTGATTTTTCTTTTACCATGCGAATTTACCTTCTGTCCAATCTCTTGTGTAGTTGTTGCCCTGCTTTGCAAAGAAGTCGTGCAGTGAACCACTGTTTATATTTTTATAGAACCATTGACTGATTGGGTCGTAATCTACATCATACATTTTTTCAATGTCTAGTTGCTCTAAGCATACATTGAGTCTGGATTGTATGAAGTTTTTCATTTGAGTGTCAGTGATACCTTTGATTGCACCTTTCTCAAATATTTTTTCTATGATTGCAAACTCATGTTCACATACAACATTACATGTATCTTGTATTTTGCGCTCATACTTTTTGTAGTCTAGCTTGTCAAGTTTCATTTCTTTCTTTAGCTCTTTGTGAAGCCAAGCACCAGCCATGCTATGTAGGTTCTCATCTCGTACAGAGAAGTTGATACCAGCAGTCATATTCATTAGCTTGTTCTTACCCTCTGCTTGGAAATGTTTCAAGAAAGCAAAGTTAGAGTATAGGATAGCACCTTCTGTAATAGAACCTAGTGCAGTAATTAGCAATGGGTCTTTAGTACTAAACTGTTTATCTATCCAGTCCATTCTTTTCTTTAGCTCTTTGTCATGAACATAAGACTCATAAAACTCATCAGTCTTCAAGCCCATTACCTCATTCAGCTTATCGTAGAATGGTGCGTGCACGTTCAGCTCAAACATTCCAAACAGGCTAGCCATACGCTGTATCTCTGGACGAGGGAAAGTCTTACGCACATAGTCAAGCCAGTACTCATTGCCTACATGCAGCTCATACAATGTAAACAATTTAAGTACAGTAATTACACCATGCAACTCTGCTTCTGTTAGTTTTGTCTTGAGATCATGAATGTCTTTTTCCATTTCAATTTCATCTGCTGTCCAGAAAATAGATTCTTGTGACTTTGTAAAGTCCAATGCTTGTGGATAGTCAACTGTATATGTTTCTTTTTGTTTTAACATTTGTACTTTCATTTAGAACCCTTTTGTATTGCAAACCCATGACAAAACCACTCTAATAAAAAGCAGTCTTCTATTTGATTAGTTTCATTATTATAAAACTTTGTGAAACCTATGAATGGTATCCAGCCACCAAGCAAAGGAAATCCAAAGACAACAATACACCCTGACTCGTGCTTTCTTATTAGCACGAGTTCCCATTCAAATTTTTCCATTTTAATTCCTTTCTTTTAGATAATTTAGACTAACTGGTAGTACATCAAGACCACCATTATTTACTTCATTTAACATCCAGATGCCAGCCCAGCTACCATTGTTCTGTGCACCTAAATACTTTTCATCATGCTGATAAAATGTACCTGCAAATAATCCTGTTAGGTTTATACCATCAGCACGTTTTTGAAATGCTATGTCTCTGTCTTGCACATGCCCCATAACACATGACATCATACGTTTGGACAGTAGAGCTTTAGCACTTGATACTGGTCTACCCATAACCCCACTTGTAAAGTAATGAGCAAACGCTACGCCCTCAACTATTACTGGTTCTAAAAAGTTATGCACTTCCCAGTCATCAAGGTTCAAATCTTTGTAACCAATTACATCTTCAAGTATTGCATCACAATCAACTGCGCGTTCTATCCTGTACTCGTGATTGCCTAGTGTGAATATCATACGAGGCTTCCATACTTTCTTTTTGTTTTTACGTTGCTTGGCTATCTCTTTCTTTATTGGTGCAAGAAGCAAATCCATAGCAACATTACCACACTCAACATCTTTTGTGTATCGCCTACCTTCAAAATCTTTTTTGCCTTTGTCGTAGCTTGATAGGCTAGGCATATCCCAGAAGTCACCAATGTTTACAATGACATCAGGTTTTTTGTCTGCAATATATTTACCAGCCCATTCAAGATGTTCAGTAGGTACACCTTCTTTGACTTGACAGTCAGGTATCACAACTATTTTCATCTTCTTTCTCCTGTATATATTTAACAAGCTCTAAGTGTTGACTAACAGTGAAGTGAGAAATGTTTTCTTTTTCACACCACTGTCCCATTGTCATTTTACTTCCCTTCCTAACTTTTTTGTTAGGGTCAGACAATACAAAGATCAGCTCACCATCTATGCTATCTCTGATTGCTTTGTATTTCATAGTATCGCCAGCTCTGAAGAACCCTTTACATTCAATGTAAAATCTACCTTTAACGAAGTCAGGTATATACTTACGTTTCATGACGTAAGGGATTGAATTAGGTTCGTACTCGAAGTCTTTAGGTAGGTTTCTGGCTAATGCTTTTTCTAATCCACTACGATAGTAGTTATCATCTTTGTTTTTCATACAAACTCAATTGGCATCTCCTTGTCTTTTTGTAGTATCCAGAGAAGCTGTGAGTTCTTTACTGCTTGATGAAATCCATACTCAAATTCTTTGTCGTATAAATCTAGGATTAATTTATCCCATTCTTTACGAGGGGTTTCATCTAATAGTTTGCTAGCTTTCTTTTCACCAAGACCATGTATGCCTGTTATGTTATCGACTTTATCGCCAGTAATCATTTGCTTGTAAAAGAAACGAGTGCCTTGTTCAGCAGTTACATCTTGCCACTCTTTCTTTATGTAGTTGTAGTGTTTACCTTCAACCATCAACAAGTCTTTATCAATCGTAGCAATAGCAGTATCACTGGTCTGAGCAAGACCAAGAGCATCATCAGCTTCCATACCTTCTATGATTTTTGCTTTGTACTTACGAGTTAGATAATCTCGTACAAGATTGTAGTGTATTGGTCTTGACTTGCCAGCTCTATTAGCTTTGTAGTCATCTACAATTTTGTTTCTAAAGTTACTCTTGCCTGACAGATACATTCTGTAGGAAGTGCACTCAGTTTCTTTGATGATTGTGTTGACAAACTGTTTGCAACTATGAAGGGTAAAGGACTCTGAGTCAGGGAGAATTAACTCAGAATCCTTATCCTTACTTTGACAAGCAAACCCTATGCGATAAACAATAGGGTCGCCATCAATCAGTAGTTCCATGACTAGAAAGGAATATTATCGTCAAGGTCATCTACTTTAGATGGCATAGGTGTTACATTGGCAGAGCCAGTTATACGCTTTTCGTATACAAACTTGGCTAGTCCAAACAATGCTTTGGTAGCAGGATTATTTTCATCCTCTGCATCACCTACAGCTTGGTTAGTAATAGTAGCAGCACCTACAGAATCCTGATACTTAGATGGAATAGGTGTGATACTATCAATATTGTCATACACCTTGCCATCCTTTGCAGTCTGGTGTTTGACAATTACATTACAAGGTTTGCCAAGAGCACTGTCCCAGTCAGCTACCTGCCCTTCTTGAGCAGACTGATCGAACACCTTGTAGTATTTGTACTCATTACCTAACTCATTCATTTGATAGAAGATATTGAATGGCTTAGTCCACATGAGGCGAGGCTGCTCCTTGCCATCAATGGTTAATGTTTCTCCAATAATCTCGATACCAAGTGAAATTTGTTGAGCAGGTGGTTTCTCGTCACCCATGTAGCTACGTTCTTGCAAACCAAGATCAGCTACATAGACTAAACGACCTTCATGCTCACCTTCAGCTAAGTTAGAGTACTCAACATTAGAGTTGGTATTACTTTTTTGTAAGGGTGAAGTTCTATTTAATGGCATATTTTCTCCTTTTGAGTTACCTGTATATTATAACATACATTAATGTATTTGTGAATAGTTTTTACCAAACTGTATATCACAATCTAGATTACGATTTAATTTTAACACCTTATTTACTGATTGTACAGAAGTTTTTATTATATTTTCTATATTTTCTTTTTCTTCCTCCTTTATATTTAAGATTAGTTCGTCATGAAATTGACCTGTAAGTTGTGGTCTTTGCTTGACAATAAAGCCAAGCCACATGTCAAAGCAATAGGTAGCAGTGCCTTGATTGAGTGTACTAAACTTATCTTTTTCTGCTTTCAAATGATAGTACAGTTTAGATACTGGATTGTATAGCCACATTTGCTTGTGTATCATTTTAACCTTCAGGCTTTCTGAGAGCTTTTTTAACGACCAATTACGTTTCCAGTAGGCTA